CTTTTATTCTTAACCAAAACATCAAATTTGCCAAAAATCTTACAAATAAATTTCTTAACATCATTGACACTCAATATAAACCTAATCGAGCTAAACAGTTTAAAATGGCTGCTAAACGCTTAAATTATGAGTGTGTATCTGATGTTAAGAAATTTATTTGTAAGATTTTTGGCAAATTTGATGTTTTGGTTAAGAATAAAAGCCCCGATGAGGAGTTCATTCGTCTCATTTATTCTATATCTGATGAAGCCAACGTCATTTTCATGCAGGATATCAAAGACTTCACTCATACATCTAATGAAATCTTTAATTCTACATGGCCAATATTTTTTACTAACGGTCACCAATTTTCTACTGTGGGTGATTTCTTATACGCTGCTGAAGCAACTGGTGCCTTTTGTGTATCAGCTGATGGGCATAAATTTGATCAATCTCACAGTAAATTAATCATCAAATTTCATCATTTATTATTAAAACACCGCAAATCATCTTTTGCTGCTTTGCTTTTACATAAAATGATGATGGAAAGAGTTTACTCTATTACTAATATTGGATTAATTAAAATCTTGTTCGGTTTGATCACTGGACACCAAGCTACAACTATTTTTAATTTATATTATAATAGCTTTGCATTTTTATACTGCTTTTGTATTTCTAATAATATTACGCCTATTGATATATTTCCTAAGGCTGTTTATCATTCTGAACGAAGCAGCGAAATGAGTTTTGAAGTTAATTACTCTACTGCTATCACTACTTCATCTAAATCTAGTCATTTAGTTACTCATCCAAAGTTCGGCATTCAATTTAGATTTGCTGGGCTAGGTGATGATTCTGCTGTAGCAGTTTTTCCAAAATTTGATGTTAAAGCAGCTGTCCCTTTAGGTGTTGTACTAAAGGGTGTTGCCACTCGTTCTTTTAAACATGTCAGTTTTGTTTCTCGTTGTATTGTCCCTTGTGAAATTCAACATGCTAATGAATTAGGTTCTCATGAAAGTTATTTTTTATCTTTAAACACTGGCCGAGTTTTGACTCGATTGCCTTTCGTTGAGTATGGAAAAATTCCTGTTGAAGATGAGCCTTATTATATGAAACAAAAATGTATTTGTTTACAGAAAGCTGCTATTTGCAATCCAATTTTGCAAAGGGTGATGAAAATAATATTAGATTCACCTTATATACCAAAAGATGATAAAGGTGAATTATTTTCTTTGAAAATGTTGCAGGCTAAAGTAGCCCAATCTTCAATAATAACTACAAATCAGACTGTTGATTATTGGTGCGAACGTTATGGCACTTCATTCGATGAATTAGAAAATTATTATGAGTTTGTAGAGAAAGTTTTCTCTGAAATTCAACCCTTTTGCTCACCGGATTTTCCCGCTTTGGCCAATAAGTTTATTGAAAGAGATGTCAATGAAAACTCCCATGAAGACCAAATCATTAAAATGTTTAGTGAGGAAAATTTCGATCAAATTGCGTAAGTGACGCAAGTAAAATATATCACTCCGGTCGAGCTTAAATTGGCGTGCCTCTTCGGCACGTTAATCTTGAAGCGTAGTCCACGTTTCGAAAAATGTGGACTATGGTAAATTGTTTCGAACGTTTTATTTAATATTAACGTTAATTATTTACAAATTTCTATGTCTTTTTCATTATGGCCAACAAATCAAAAAGCAAAGGTAAAAATCGTGGAGGACGTAAAAATCCAGGAGGAGGAGTTCTCGCTCTGTTCGACGTTGCCGGACGAGAAATTGGGAAAGCTGTCCAGAACAGAAATAAATCTCTCAATAAGGCCCCTAATCCACCACTTAAGTCAATTAGAGACAAAGGCGACTCAGCGCCAGTTGCAAAATCTTTTAGCTATAGAAACTTATCTCCAAAAATCAAGCGAATATCAGCTGAGGAGATAGAGATTTCGCACACTGAGTTAGTTGATCCTTCTATTCAAAACTCAACTTCATTTACTACTGCTGGATTTCAATATCAATGTAGTATTAATCCTGGTCAGGCTTTGTGCTTTCCATGGCTTTCTACACAGGCAGTTGGTTGGGAGTTTTATAAATTTCGTGAATTAGAGTATATTTATATTGCTACTACTGGAACTTCCACTGCAGGTAATGTTATGATGGCATTTGATTATGATGCTGCTGACACTTTACCTCAGACTGAAACTATCTTAAGTAGTTATGCAGGGTTTTCTGAAGGCGTTGTTTGGGATTCTTTAGTCTGTAAGGCTAATATCTCAGATATGAATGCAGTTTTTAAAGAAAGATATGTTCGAACTGGTAGTACTTTGCCAGTCAATAATGTGTCTTTCCAACCATCTGCCATCAACACCTTTGATTCTGGACAATTTATGTTATATACTGACAATGGAGCAAACACCAATGCTATTGGAAAATTGTTTGCTTCATATAAAGTCAGATTCCGATGCCCAACTTTACCTTCAGGTGGTTCCATAACATCTACGGAAATCACCTTAGGAGGCAGTGGTACAGCTGCATTACCTTATGGCCCCAATCCGGTTATTGCCCCAGGTTCTAATGGAGTTTACCCTGTCGTGTCAGGCGGGTCAAATTATTTTATATTACCACAAGTTGGTACATACATTATGGTCATTTCCTTTACTGGAACTGGCATAACGAATAGTCCTGCTTTTAATAATGCTAGCAATGTCACTATTAATTTAGACAATGCCATTATTAATGCTGCTGCTACCAGTTATCTTAGTTATGGAAAACTTGTTACTTCTAGTCCTAACGCTTACTTTTCAATTGTTATGACTGGCTTAGCTACTACTATTGGAGCATCCTCCTTGAATATAGCTATGGTCGGTTATTCACCTGTTTAAGCTGGACCTTTGGCGACAACCTCTTTTATAGATCGGGCTTTCGATCCCGTCGTAGGTGAGAATTCATTGCATCCTTTTAAATTGATGCCACCTGCATTCATATGTGGGTAGCTGTGCTATTAAGGATTAGCTAATCAATTGATTGTTATTATGAATTTAATTTATCAAAAATAAAAACAAATATAAAATTAGAAAAACATAAAAGGAGATGGGCGACTTTGTCAAAATTCTCTTAAATAAAGTTCCGGAGCCAACCCGAAACAACCAG